ATAATAGTGTAAACGATTATATGTATGTTCGTTTAAGGCATAATGTATCAAATGATTATCAGGCTGAAATGATAGCACAAAGTAATCAAGCTAAAGTAAAAGTCACTAAAAATGATTATGGTTATGGTTTAGATGCAGTAGATGGGGTTATATCAATAAGTGATAGAAAAGCAAAGGATAATATTAAAGATATAGATGAAAAGAAATCAATGAATATAATAACAAAATTAAATCCTGTTGAGTTTAATTATAAAAAAGATGAAAAAACACATAGAGGTTTAATAGCACAGGATGTTGTAGAAGTTTTAAAAGATAATGATATAGAAAAACAAGTATATGCATATGATGAAGAAAAAGACTTATATTCATTGAATTATATTGAATTAATCCCTGATTTAATAAATTGTATTAAATACCAACAAAAAGAAATAGAAGAACTTAAAGAGCAAATTGAAAAATTAAGTAAAAAATGATAAGATAAAAGAAGAGGGGATATGATAAAATGGATATTTTAAAAAGCATATCAGTAGAGCAATTTATAAGTGCAATTATTCTACTAGCTTCTTTTATTGGTGCTATTGAAGTTATTTTACATAGAGAAAAGAAGTTTATAAAAGATACTATGAAAGATGAAATAGACCCTATTAAAATGGAATTAAAAAAGAACTCTTTAAATACTATGAAGAATACAATATGCAATGATAATATACCATTAAGTGAAAGATTATCAGTAGGTAAAGAATACATTGAACTTGGTGGTAATGGTGCAGTTAAAATATATATACATAAATTAGAAGAAGAGTTTGAAAGAAAACTACAAAAAGAGGAGAAATTATGAATAATCCAAAAGTAGAACAAACATTAATGTTAAAAATCTTACACGAAGAAAAAAGAGATAAAATATTATTTTTTGTAATGTGGGTAATAACATTTTTGTGTTTAATAGGTGCAGTAATATATATAGTTTATTTACATAAAGATATAGAAACTATAACTGAAAAAATAGATATACAAGATGTAGAAAGTATTGATAATTCACATATCAAGATAGGTGATGATATATGGGAAAAATCACAATAAGAAGAATAAGAAAATATAGAAAGTCTAAAACAACAAGTTCTAATGGTAAACGAAGATGCAAAACTTGTGGAAGATTTATGTAAGTATGAAAGAATATCTTTTATAGAGTTTGGTGAGCCTGAATATAATTACTTTGTTGTAAAATGTATGCTTAATGAAGAAATGAGCAAAATACTTCAAATGCTTATACAAGGTGAAGATGAAACTAAAATATGTGATGAATTAAGTATTAGTCAATCAACACTAACTAGAAGAATAAGAGTATTAAAAAGAAAAATAAAGAGGGTATTGTAAACCCTCTTTTTATTTGATATAATCTTTTTAGGTGCTTACTACGATAGTGGTGTATAGGACAAGTCCTGTACATCCCAAGAAGCACCAATATAGTGTGTGTTAAAAGCATACTATGATATATTTGTGTTTTTCTATGTTTTTCAATTACACAAATAAAGGTTATCTTAATTGGTAGCCTAGAGTAGATATATAAAATAGTTGTGGTAAAGAGTAAAAATTGTGGTCTTATACATTTCGAAATATAAAGGGTACAAGTAATTCCTCAAAGGTAGTAGTTAATATTAGTTGCAAATGATATTAGCATTAAAACTCTTATATCTATTCTCGAGTGCTAATTAAGACATAATTGGTACACCCCTGAATATGAGTAGGTTTATAACCTACTCTTTTTATGGTATAATATAGTCAGGAGATGATAATTGTGAAAAAAGGATTTTGGAAAGCATCTTTGATAAGAGCAATTAGGACAATATGTCAAACTGCATTAGCAGGAATAGGTACTGCATATGTATTACAAGATGTAAATTGGTTAAATGTTATATCAGCAAGTTTATTGGCAGGTTTATTATCTATGCTTACATCAGTAATAACAGGATTACCTGAAGTAGAGGAATAATTATGGCAAAGAAAAAGAAATATATGCCTGAAGTGGTAAATAAAGTAATAGAAAGTGGAAATCATTGGGAGAGTTGTGCATTTGATTTAGATGCCGAGCCACCACATAAAGGTGAAGATATACTTAATAGAACACCTGAAACAAAGAATAAAGCTGATTGGATTGTAGCAATAGAACAAGGAAAAGTATATAAAACAGGTTATGGAATAAAAGCAGGGTATTATGTATATATAAAACATAAAAATGGTTATTATTCATTCTATTGCCATTTAGAAAAAGGCACAATATTAGTTAAGAAAAATGAAATGGTTAGAAAAGGTCAAAGAATAGGATTTATGGGGCAAAGTGGAGGTGCAACAGGATTGCATTTACATCTAGCAGTAATGCCTAATTTAAAGTCTTATGTTGACCCTTACCCATATTTAACAGGTGAATTGAACTTTGATACTGAATGGACTGCAGGAACTTATAGATTATTAAAAGAAAAATATATAAGAGAAACACCAAAAGTAGCAAGTAATAATTATGTATTAGTAAAAGAATGTAGAACTGATGTTAAGCCTAAATTAACATCTAATAAACCAAATGATAAAGCCAAGTTTAAAATAGGTGTTGAAGTAAATATCACAGGATTTGCAACTGATAAAAAAGGTAATTTATGGGGTAAAATGACTAATACATATATATGTGTAAAAGATAGCACAGGAAATCAAGTAATTAAAATATAAAAAGGAGTGGTTGATATGAGATTTATAGTAAATCCACATAGAATAGAAAAAGATTTAACTGATATAGTTAATGAGAAAGAATTAAATATAACTGAATGTGAGTTTGTATTCAGTGAAGAAATCCCATCTAATTATGTAAAAGAAGCATATTTTACATTAAATGGGAATAGTTATAAAGTAATTTTAGTAGACAATAAATGTGCTATACCTAGTGAAGTATTAAGTGAAAAAGGTATGGTTGAAATAGGTGTAATAGCTTATGAAGTAATAGGAACTGAACATATCAAAAGATATAATCCAAGTCCTGTATATATAACTACAATGATTGGTAGTATGAAAGATGCACAAAATAGTGAAGAAATAACACCAACTGATAAAGAACAAATTACACAAATGCTAGAAAATATCAATTTAAGTGTATCTAAAGATGGTAAAATAACAACAATATCATTTACAAATACTGATGGAACAACACAAACTGAAACATTAGAAGATGGAATGGGATTAGAGTTTGATTGGGATGGAACATCATTAGGTGTTAAAAGAGAAGATGAAACATCTTATGAATATGTAGATTTAAAAGGTGAAAAAGGTGATGCAGGTGCTATTAAGTTTACAATAGTACAAGAATTACCACAAACAGGTGCTGATGATACTATTTATTTAGTACCATTAGAAGAACCTGATGTACAACAAAATAATTATGCTGAATATATTTATGTTAATGGTCAATGGGAATTGTTAGGTAAAATAGGTGTACAAGTAGATTTAAGTAATTATTATACTAAACCTGAAACTGATACATTATTAAGTGGTAAACAACCAACAATAGATAGTACACATAAATTAAGTAGTGATTTAGTAGATGATACTAATAAAACAAATCTATTTACAAATACAAGTGAAAAAACAACTTGGAATAATAAATACGATAAACCAATAGCAGGAATACCAAAAACTGATTTAGATAGTTCAGTACAAACAAGTTTAGGTAAAGCTGATACATCAATACAAACTGAAACTGACCCAATATTTAGTGCAAGTGCAAGTGCAAATATTACTGCAAGTGATATAACTAATTGGAATAATAAAAGTGAGTTTAGTGGTTCATATACCGATTTAACAAATAAACCTGATTTAAGTGTATATGAGTTATTATCAAATAAAGTCATATCTATTAGTTCATCATCAACTGATGACCAATATCCTAGTGCTAAATGTGTATATGATATTGTAGGTGATATAGCAAATACTATTGATTTAATAAATGGTGAAAATGTCTAGGGAGGTTAAAATATGAGTGATATAGCAACAAAATTAACTTACTTAAATACTACAAAACAAAAAATAAAAGATGCCATAAATAATATAGGTGGAAATATAACAAGTGAAACTACATTCAGACAATATGTAGCTGCATTAGAAAGTATATATCAAAGTATGCCAAAGGTAAGTGGAACAGGTACAAGTTTATCATTAACACCCACACTTAAAGGTTTAATGCAAAGTACATTAAAAGGAAATACAAGCCAAGTACAATTAAGTGGAAAAAACTTATTTAATGATTATAACACAACTTCTTCAACTATTTGTGGTATTGCATATTCGTTTACTAATAACGAAATATTAATAAATGGAACATACGATAAAACAGGAAATTGGAATTGTTGGTTGACTGCAAGTAATAATGGTAATGCTTCAAACAATATGGCATTATTAAAAGCAAATACTACTTATACTATATCTATTTATGTAATTAGTGGAACAACAACTAATTCAAATAATCAATTATATATTTCTTCAAGAGATAGTAATAAAACAAACTTTGCTTGGAATTATAAACTTGCAACTTTCGATAGTAGCACACAAAGATATAAAGTCAGTTTTACAACAACTGATAGTGTATATATATCAGGAATAAGATATTCAATTGCTCCAAATAATACAGCAGTATTTAATAATTTAAAATTAAAAATACAAATAGAGCAAAATAATACTTCTACTGATTACGAACAATATTGTGGTGGTGTACCTAGTCCAAATCCATCTTATCCACAAGACATACATAATGTAAGTGGAAATAATAATGTAAATGTATTAGGTAAAAACTCGTTTAATATACAAACATTAGTGAAAGGTAGATTAGACAATGGTGTTATAGGTTATGTAAGTAATACTACTGATTTAACATTAAATGAAAATAGTTTTAGTTTTACTACTAATGCTAATTATCGTGGTGTTTCAACTGATTTTATAAAAGTAGAAGGAACTGAATATATAGTACATTGTACTCAACCATCTACATTATTAATTACTACTGCTTGTTATGATAGAAATAAAACATATTTAAGAGATGCAGGTATTAGTTATATACCACAACACAATAATCAAGCAAAAATATCAATTCAAAGTGATGTTGCATTTATAAGAATAAACATTTATTTATCACAAGCAGGTACAATAACTATTGAAAACCCACAATTAGAGAAAAGTTTTATACCAACAACCTATGAAGCATATAATGGTACTACATATCCTATAAATCTACCAGTAGAAAACTTATTTGATAAAGATAATGCAAATATAACTAATTTTTATTCAACTGCAACTGCTTTCAATCAAAATAATAGTGCTGTAACGATTATAATTCCAATTCAAGAAAATAATAATTATACAATATCATCTACAAATAGAAGTTTAATAGATACAAGTGCAAATGTTACTTATACAAGTGAAATAATAGATAGTACAAGTGATACATATTTACAAAGAACAATGTGGGTTTCAACTGATAATTCATTGACAACTACTGCCCCAATTGGAGCAAAATATATGTATTGTTATGTTAAATGGACAACTAATCAAACTGATATAGATAATTGTTTAGCAACTATTCAACTTGAAAAAGGTAGTAAACCAAACACATACACACCTTATGGAACAACACCAATAGAACTAAATAAAATAGGAACATATCAAGATTATTTCTATAAAGAAAATGATAAATGGTACTTACATAAAGAAATAGGGAAAGTTGTGTTTAATGGAACTGAAGCAGGTTGGAATAGATATTATAATTCAACTAGAGCAGGAGGATTTTATATAACTATACCAAATGCTTTTGATAATAGTAATGGATTATGTGATGAGTTTATTGTAGATACTTCAAATACTCCTTGGGACGGTGCAATTAATACTTTAAGAATAAGTAATTCATTAAATGCTTGTTTTAAAACAAGTAATGCAGGTACTGAACCTATAACACTTGACCAATGGAAAAGCAATTTATCAAGCAATAATTTAATATTATATTATCAACTAGCAACACCAACAAATACTGAAATAACTGATACTACTTTAATAGAACAATTAGAAGCAATATATAATGCAAAGAGTAAAAATGGAACAACAAATATAAATCAAGAAAACAATGATTTACCATTTATTATTACTGCTAGTGCTTTAGAAAAGGAATAAAGTGTGTATAAGGAAAGGTAGGTTTTCCTCTATAATACAAACACACTTTATATATGACTAGGAATAATCCTAGTCTTTTTTTGTGTAAAGTTTTAAAAATATTAAAAAACATATTGATTTTAAAAAATATATGTTATACACTATAAGTACATTAGGAAGGAGTGAATGATATGAAGCTAAAGAAATGGGTGCAAGTATTATTACTAATAATCACAATTGCATCAATGGTATATGGTTTATATGCATTTGCTAGAATTGAGAATAGTATAGAGATTGATATATTCCATTCAATAGCATTTATTTTAGATATACCATTTGTATTTTTATTAACATTAGTGCTTGAAAGTGATTATTGCACTATATTTAATGAATTAGAGTGTAAATTAGCCAAGTTATTTGGTGAATAGTACAAATATAAGGTAAACATATAAAAATGTCTAAAAAGGCATTAAAAACAATTTTTAGAAAGAAGGATAAAATATGAAAAGAAATCAAATAGTAGATGGAGTAATAACAATTAAAATTAGTTTTAAGGATACATTCCCTGAAGATTGGGATGAAGAACAAATAGAAGAGTTTATAGAAAAGAACTATAAGCAATACATAGACAATGATGACAATATGAAATATGATTATACAACAATTGTAAATAGTGAAATAGATTATTATGGAGGAGATGATGTATATGGTATCTAGAAGTAAATATTTAAAAATTAAAAGAGCATTAAGAACAACAAGATATATAACATTAAGTTTATTATTAGTAGAATTAATTATATTAGCAGGAACAATTATAGCAAGTGCTATGATATAGGAGGAAATATGGAATTATTAGAAGAAATTAAACAAGATATTAAAGATATAGAAGAAGCACAAGATGATGTTGAAATGTGCAAAAAATGGAAAAATTATGAAGATATGGGTTTTAGTCAAAATCAATTAATATTGGCTAGAGAAAAACTTATTAGAGATGTTAAAAAATATATAGAAGAAATGGAAGGTAAATAATGAATAGAGAAGAAGCAATATATTTTGCAGGGTTAATGGAAAGTTATTTAAATATACCTAGTTTTATATGTGAAATAATAGAATATAAATTAATAGAAGGAAAATATCAAGAAGTAATAGAATATATAATTCAAAGAAAAAGAGAATTAGATAAAGGTGAAGATAATGAATAAGGAATTAGAATTAATTGATAAAGTACAAGAAATAAACAAATTATTATATGAAATAGCAGTAATAATTGGTAATCGTGAATATGAGGTAGAACTAAATGGATATGGTTGGGGAGAAACACCTGATGGAAAACCTTTAGAAAAAATACCATCAATAGAAATAAAAATAATAGATAGATATTAAGAGGTGAAGATAATGAAAATTAATTATGTACTATTATATGGAACACCATATTTGAAATATAAATTATTTGATACATTTGAAAAAATGAGTGATTTTATAGTAAAAAGAAGTATAGTAAATTACACTATATTTGAAAAAATGGAAGATAAAAAAGAAGTAGAAATGATATATCGTGATAATGATATACGAGTATTAGAAAAACGAATAAATAAGGCACTAGAATTATTAGATAGTTATAAATTAGGCAAATATGATTATGCTTTAACACCTGCTGGATTATTAGAATTAGAAGATATATTAAGAGGTGAAAATAATGACAGCAAAAGAAATGTTTGAAAAGTTAGGTTATAAACAAACAATAAATAAAACGTATACTTTGGAATATAGATATTTTACTTATACAAAATCTTTTAGTGTTAAATTTAGAAAAGATAAAAAGAGAGTATATGAAAATGGTCGATTAATAGACGACTATAAAAATTATTTGGGTGAACTTGGAGAAGCAATAAATAAACAAGTAGAAGAACTTGGTTGGTAAGAGGTAAAGATAATGAAGATAGGTGATTATGTAAAAACTAAAGATGGATTAATACATAAAATAACTGATATTTTTAATACAACAAAACAAGTTGCTACTGATAAAGGCAAATATGTATATGAATATAATGAAATAGTTAAATCATCACCTAATATAATAGATTTAATAGAAGTTGGAGATTATGTTAATGGCAATTTAGTGTCATATGTAGGTAGTGATTGCATAGAAGTTTATTGGTATAAAGATGAAATGCAATGGTTGGAACTAGAAGATATTGAAACAATATTAACAAAAGAACAATTTGAAAGGTGTGAATATAAGATATGAAAACAATTCGTGTAATTGACTTACTTAATATGATTAGTAAAGATGAAGATGTACCTAAAAGAATTAAGTATTGTGGTGTATATTATAAATATGATTTGTATGATTATTTTAACGAAGATGAAGATGATGGTGATGATGAGCCATTAAGTTCTTGGATTGATTTTAGCAAAAAAGACTTAAATGATGAAATAGAAATAATAGAAGATAATGGAATAAAAAAGTTAAATGAACACATATTTGTAGATGACCATTCATTAGTATTAAAAATAAATGAAATAATAGATAAGATAGGAAAATAGTATGACTGAAGAATTAATTAAATATATAGCAAATGCAAGTAATAATTTAGAAGAATTAAATGAAAAATTACAGGATATAGAAAATGAAAGTCCTGAATTAAATATAGCAATACAAAAATTAAGTGAAGCAGTATTTTGGTTAAGTTGTATGCAAACTAGATTGGAGAGAGAAAATGAATAAACCAAAGTTCAAAAAGAAACAAATAATAACATTAGCATTAGAAAAAGAACTAAAGGATAAATTAGATAAAGAAGCTGATAAGTTAGGAATAACTACAAGTGCTTATATTAGAATGATTATAATGAAAAATAGTTGATTATATCAACTAATAGATTTATAATTTAAGTACATAAAAAAATACACAAGAGTTGAGGTCTTATGTATTAGTATGAAGTAAACCACACTTACTTCGTGAGATAATTATACCACGATTTAATAGGATTTATCAATACTAAACATATAGACTACTCTTAAGAGTAGTTTTTTATTTTAGAAAGAGAGAGATTATGGAAAACAAAAAATATTATTGGATTAAATTAAGAAAGGATTTTTTTGAAAGAGATGATATAGATTTTATATTATCACAAGAGAAAGGATGTGAATATATAGTATTGTATCAAATGTTATGTATGAAAGCATCTAATAATGATGGATTTTTAGGAACAAAAATAAATGAAATGATTGTTCCATATGATGTAAAAAAGATAACTAGAGATTGTAAATATTTTGATTATGATACTATTATAGTAGCATTAGAATTATATAAAAAATTAGGATTAGTTTATGAAGAAAATAATAATGTATTAAAGATTACTGACTATGATAATTTAGTAGGTAGTGAAACTGCTTGGGCTGAAAAGAAAAGAATATATAGAGAGAAACAAAAACTACTAGGACAAAAAAAGGACAATGTCCTAGAAGAGATAGAGATAGATAAAGATATAGAGATAGATAAAGATATAGATATAAATAATAAAGAAAATAATATAAAAGAAAAAAAACATAAATATGGTGAATATCAAAATGTTCTATTAACTGATAAAGAATTACAATCACTTAAAAGTGATTATGATAATGTTGATGACTTAATCAAATATTTAGATGAATATATTGAAATGAAAGGATATAAAGCTAAATCACATTATTTATGTATAAAAAAATGGGTAATTAATGCAGTTAAAGAATTAAATATAAAAAGAAACACAAATAAAGAAGATTTTAATATAGAAGAATGGATGAGTGAAGATGAATAAGAAACTATATAAATTATTATGTGATAATTACAATAAAGAAATAAATGTAGAATTATATGATATATGGAAAAATGAATTAATAGATTATGATGAAATATTAGTAGAACAAGCAATTAAGCAAATAATATCAACTGATAGATATATGCCAAATCTTGCAAGAATAATCGAAGTTATTAAAGAACAACCCGAATTAGATATAACTGAAGAAGATAAATTAAAAAGATGGGATAAAAAAAATATTCATCCTGAATGGCTAGATAAAGTATATAATGAAGAATATTTATCAAAAGGCGAACTTGAAGAACTTGAAAAAGAGATGAGTATATTTGAAAACTAAAAGAAGTAAAGCTACTGATATACCAATGAGTGTTAAACAAAAGGTATGGGAAAGAGATAAAGGAAGATGTGTGGTGTGTGGTAATAATTATAATGTGATGCCAAATGCACACTACATATCAAGAGCAAAAGGTGGATTAGGAATAGAAGAAAATATTGTGACATTATGTACTAACTTTACTATAAACAAATGCCATTATAAATATGACAATGGAACTGAAGAAGAACACGAAAGAATTGGTAATAAAATAGAACAATATTTAAAATCAAAATATCCTGATTGGAATAAAGATGACTTATTTTACAAAAAGTAATAAAAAAACTATTGAAATATAACTTTATATTTGGTATTATTAAGACAATAGAAAGAAGGTAAATATATGGAATTAACACAACACGATACAATATTATATGTATTATTGAATAATCCTGATAGAGTATTTGATGCTAGGGATTTTCAAAAAGGGCAATATTTTATTGGATATGAAGCAAGTGCAAGAATTAGTGAATTAATTAAATTGTATCCAACATTATTTATTGTAGGTAGAGATGGTAGATTTAGAACTATCCAAGTTGATAAGACACAAACAAAACTTATCAATGAACAATTAGAACGAATTAGAACATTAATTAATTAGAAAGAAGGTAATATTATGGAAGATAAAGTAAAAGAAAATAACTTAAGAATATATAACTTAATTAAAGAAGTACCTGATGAAGCACAAAAGAAGATTACAGGTGGTAGGTTAAATGGAATGACTGATATTAAACCTATGTGGAGAATAGAAAAATTAACTGAAATATTTGGTATGTGTGGATTTGGTTGGAAAACAACTATAAAGAATAAAGAAATCATTGAAGGTGCTAATGGAGAAAAAATAGCAATAGTAGATATTGATTTATTTGTTAAAGATGAAAATGGAAATTGGAGTGAGGCAATAGAGGGAACAGGTGGAAGTTCATTTATTGCTAATGAAAGTAAAGGTTTATATACAAGTGATGAATGTTTTAAAATGGCATATACTGATGCATTAAGTGTGGCTTGTAAGAGTTTAGGAATGGGTGCTAATGTATATTGGGGTGATAGTAAATATAACACAACTAAAATAACAACTAGAGAAGAAGCTGAAAACTTTAAACTATTATTTGGAAAACATAAAGATAAAACATTAATAGAAATTAATAAAGAAGCACCTGATTATATAGAATGGTTAGTTAAAAATAGTAATGATGATGCAGTATTAACTTGTATAGAATTATTATTTGGTATGAAGAAAAGTGATTATGAAGTAGATGAAGAAACATTATTATTAACATCACAAATAACACAATTAACAAGTGAAACAAATGTTGACCTTGAAACAATTAAAGAAAAATATGGATTGAAAGATTTAAGAGATGCAACAAAAGACCAATTAAAAGAAATTAAAGAATTATTAATTAAACAAAAGACAATATTAAAGAAAATAAGTGAAAAGGAAGGTAAATAATGAATAGAATATGCTTATTAGGAAGAATAGCAAATGATTTAGAATTAAGATGTACAGGTCAAGGGAAAGACATTGTGTCTTATTCCCTTGCAGTTAGAAGGGATAAAGATAATACTGATTTTATACCTTGTTCAACATTTGGTGAATATGCTAAAGTGTTATGCCAATATGCTAAAAAAGGTGATATGATTGGTGTAGAAGGAAGATTACAAGTAAGCCAATATGAAAAAGAAGGCAAAAAGTACAATTCTTATAGTGTAATAACTGATAAGATAGATTTTACTGCAAGTAAGACTAAAGAAGAAAAACAAGAAAGTAAGACATCATTAAAACAAGATGAAATAATATTAGAGGATAGTGAACTTCCCTTTTAAAATGGGTTGTATGGTGTCAGTTAAAGTGGTATAATTAAATTAGGTGATTAAAATGGAAATATGGAAAGATATACCTAATTACAAAGGGTATCAGGTTAGTAATTTAGGTAGAGTAAGAACATATAATAAAACTACTTATACAAAAAAACACGGAATAAGAAAATGGAAAAATAGAATATTAAAATATAAAGGAGAAACTTATAAAACAGGATATAGAGTTGATTTGTGGAAAAATGGTAAACCACATACAATGTTGGTAGCAAGATTAGTAGGTTTTACATTTAATAACGAAGATATAAATAATCACGAATTAACGATTGACCATTTAGATGGAAATAGATTAAACAATAAACTAGAAAACTTGGAATTAGTAAGTTTAAGTGAAAATATAAGAAGAGCATTTAAAAATGGATTATTACCATATAAAAAAGTGAGATTAACAAATAAAGAAACAGGTGAAGAGATAATTTTAGATAATATGACTAAAGCATCAACCTACATAAATAAAAATCACGGATATATAAGTGGGAAAATTAAAAAAAATATTTATGAAGATAATAAATACAAGTGGGGATTGGTTTAGAAAGGATAATATATGGATTTAGTATTAGAACTACAAACATTAATAGACAATCTTAATATAAGTATTAAAGAATTAAGAGTTAGTGGTAATGCTTTAGCTGAAGCTGAAAGAGATTATAAAGTTCTATTAAGACAAGAATGCTTAAAATTAAGAGATGAAGGTATGGCAGTCACAATTATTGATAGAATATGTTATGGAATACCTAGTGTTGCTGAAGCAAGATTTAAAAGAGATGTAGCTGAAGTTAAATATAAAGCCAATATGGAAGCAATAAATACTTATAAACTTATGATAAGAATAATACAAAATCAAATAGATAAGGAATATGGAAAAGAAGAATTGGTATGATACAAAACAAATAATAGATGAAAAAGCACTTACTGAATTAAGTAATTTATTAGTAAAGTGTGATTGTGGGCATACAATGATAATGCCTGTATATCAGGATAAAACAATATGTAAGCATTGTGGTAAGAAAGTTCTTAACAATACAAAATTATACTTTATGCATAAAATGAGAAAGGAAATAAATAAAAATGAAAAAAGTAATAATTGCTAGTTTAGTGGGGTTAAGTGGTTGTGTATTATTAATAAGTGGTTATATCAATGAAACAGGTAAGCAAGATGTGGTTGTAATTGATAAACTATCTACAAATCAAATAGAAGGTCAAAATAGCAACAATACAACTACTACTAGTACAATTGCTACTACAAAGAAGAAAGCACCTAAAAAGGTGGTTAAAACCACAAAGAAAACTACAACGAAGAAAGTTAGTGGTTTTAATGTAAAAGCAAGTAAAAATGAAATGCAACAATATGCAAGAAGTATATTAAGTAAAGAAGATTATGAAGCATTAGATTTTATAATCACACACGAAAGTGGTTGGAATGCTAACAATGTAAATAAAAAAAGTGGTGCATCAGGATTGTGTCAAAGTCTACCTGCAAGTAAAATGGCAATATCAGGAAAAGACTACAAAACAAATTATAAAACACAAATTAATTGGTGCATTCTATATTGTAATACAAGATATGGTAGCATTCAAAAAGCAAAACAATTTTGGTTAAAACATCATTGGTTTTAGAGAAGATGAAGAAAAAAGGAAGGTAATTAAATGAATGAAATACCTAAAGAAATGAAATATTGTATTAAGATATGTACTAATAATCAAGTAATAATGTGGGTTAAGGATTTAAAAGATATACCAAAAACATTGGAATTAGCAATCAAAGAATACAACATAGATGGTTATGAGTTTATTAAAGAAATAAAAATAATAAATATTGAGTGGAGAAATAGTCTATGAAAGAAATATTAAAAGGTCAAATATATGAAGCTAAATATGATGAATGCCTTGAAAAGCTAATCAAAACAAAGATATATCATATAATGTATGATAAAGAAACTAAAACAATATATATAGATGCACCTTTTCCTGTTAGACAATTAAGAAAAGTAAGAAAATATTTGGATTATAAATTAATATATTATAAAAATATAATAATAGGTAGACCTTACATTTAGTAGTATTAAAAAACAATTAGTTTTTCATAAACAAGACCTTCTTTAATGTTCTAGTATAGTACGAGTTTGGTGATTGTTGAGTTTGGTACTAATTTTTTAGAAAGGAATATTATGAGTGATATAAAATTAATAAATGGTGATTGCATTGAAGAAATGAAAAAAATACCAAATGAAAGTATTGATTGCATAATAACTTCACCACCATATTGGAAGGGTTTTGAATATGAAGCATATTTTAATTCATATAAACAATATTTGGATTGGTGTGAAATATGGTTAAAAGAATGTAAGAGAATATTAAAGCCTAATGGAACATTTTATTTGAATGTTATTAATGATAGTGAAATAACAATAAGAGCATTTGAATTAATGGAGATAGCAACAAGAAAGATAATGTTTAAATTACACGATACAATAATATGGTATAGATACAATCAACAACCTGCTAATACACCAAGACAATTAACAAATCAATGTGAATATATATTTATGTTAAGACATACGAGTGCCAATATTGATTTACACAAAGATGATGCATATAATAAAAATCCTAATATATTTAAGACAAAGAATGTTGGTAATGTATGGGAACTACCATTCAATAGTGGGAAAAAAGATATTAAAGGATTTGGAAGAAAAGAAACAAAATCTAAATGGGGACATAGTGGATTTCCAATTGAATTACCTGAAACTTGTATACTATTAAGCACAAATAAAAATGATGTGGTATTAGATATGTTTATGGGGTCAGGTACAACAGGAATTGCTTGTAAAGAATTAGATAGAAGTTTTATAGGAATAGAACTAAATAAAAACTATTATAATATTTCACAAGAAAGAATTAATAATTATACAAAAGAGATATAAAATTATCTCTTTTTTAGTACAAAAAATCGTTGTTTTTATAAAAAAGTGACACAAATTGACAAAATAATTTAAAAAAGTGTTGCAATATAACTCTATATTTGATATATTATAATTGTACTTGAAAGAAGTGCTAGGAAAGAAGGAAGAAAAATGAAAGATTTTGAATTAGGAAGCAATGAATGGATTTACCAAATGTATTTAAAGAAAGGTGATAAAGTATATTTTACAAATATGCAAGGATTAGCAAAAGTTGGAATAGTATTAGACAATTATAAGAATGGTGAATTAAGAATTGAATATATGGATGGAATTAAAGAAGAAATAATTGGTGTTGAACAAATATTTGGTATCAAGCAATAAGGTATTTAATACCTTCCTATAAAACCACCAAAGCAAGTTGCAAGTCTTGTTGAAAAAGGTTGAGCATAGGAAGAAGGTTTTATAAAATGATAGGTTACAATAATTATAATTGTAATCCAAAAGGAAGAAAGACAGGTGATTGTTCCACTAGGGCAATAGCAACTACATTGAATATTAGTTGGGAAGATGCTTTAAAAGAACAAATAAAATGGTCTTTGAAAACTTACTATGATGTTACTAGCAAACAAGTAGTAGAAAAAGTATTAGAAGAATGGGGTTGGGTTAAGATGAAACAACCTCGTAAGTTGAATGGTAAGAAGTATGAAGTTAGAGAATTAGATGAAATATTAACACCTAAACAACTTGAAGAAGGTGTATTAGTAACAATAGCAAATCATCATACTTGCATTAAAGATGGAATGATACAAGATATTTGGAATTGTGGTCATAAATCAGTAGGTAACTACTATGTTAGGAGTAAGTAATATGAATGTATTTGAAATGATATTAAAGAGCAAGGGAATGTGGTTAGTCACATTCCCTGACAAAACAAAGTGGGTATTAGATTTAGACAACAATGCCTTTGATAATTATGAATGGTACAAGTCAACAGGAACATTAGAAAGTGAATTAGATAGTATAGACAGGTTCAAAAAAGGTTCTTGGAAGAAGTTAAAGTAAAGGTGATAATATGGAAAAGATGACTATTAAAGGAATAAAAGATATTGCTATGTATGAAGAAACTGATAGTGAATTAGCAAAAAAGAATATTTTAGAATTATCTAATAGTATTAAATATCATATAGATTTTAATAAAAAACTAATAGATGAAATAAATAGATTAGAAATGACAATAGATATAAAAAATAAACGAATAGATGAATTAAATAAAAGACTAGATAAAAAGGGTAAAAGAATAGATAAAGCAATAGAATATATAAAAGATAATGAATTATATGAAGGAAGTTTTAAAAATTATACAACACCATTATTAGAAATATTAGGAGATAAAGAAAATGAGTAAAGACACAATAAAAGTAAATATGAATGTTTATGATATACCAATACTTGTAGAACAATTAAAAAAGTTAGAGCAAGAAAACAAACAACTAAAAGAAAGATATGAAAGACTAAAACAAGAACATATAGATACAATAACTAGAAATGAAGAAAAACAACAAAGAATAGATAAAGCAATAGAATATTTAAAAGATAATGCTTGTTATGAAAATACTATCAGTGAATTGTTTTGTGATGATTTAGATACTGATAGTTGTATGGAATTATTAGATATATTAAGAGGTGAAGATAATGAGCAATAATATACAATACATAAAAGAATACAATAAAAAGACTTATAAAAGATTACAAACATACTTAACTAAAGAAAAGATGGAGGAGTTTGAAGAAGCTTTAAAGAGAAATAACTTAACAAAGGCACAATTTATTAATAAAGCAATTAACTTATTAATAAATGACCAATTCCTGATTAAATAAAGATTAGATGTTGATGAGTTCAGCATCTTTTTTAATGAGATAATCTAGTTAGAAAGGAGAACAAATGCATTGATGATATTTTAAAACAATATTGGTTGATGTGTGTTCTTCTTTTTGATTTTAGGAGGAATAAATATGTATAACTATCCTTATGGATATAATCCACAAGCAAATGTGGATAAGATTAATAATATTAACAATGAGATTGCTAATTTAGAAATGAGAAGAACACAAGCAATGATGCCACAACCTGTACAACCAATAACACAAAACTTTCAAATGTTAAATGGTAATAGTGTTATGAGATTTGCAACTAATATAGAAGAAGTACAAAGAGATTTTGTGATAACTGATACACCATTCTTTAGCAAAGATATGAGTGTTGTATGGATTAAAAATACAAAGGGAGATATAAAAACATTTGAATTAAATGAATTAGTAGAAAAGGATGTAAAAGATATAAAAATAGAAATGTTAGAAGCACGAATAAAAGAATTAGAAAAAGGAAGTGTTAAAGATGAACCAAGTAATGAACATATTGATGAACCAATTGAAGATGAAAAATCCACAAGTGTTCAATCAGTATCAAGAGTTAAGAAAAAATAATGGTAATCCACAAGAATTGTTAAAACAAACTATGAGCAAATATACACCTGAACAAATAAAACAATTTAGTCAATTTGCTAATAGTATGGGTATAACAAATGAGCAATTAATTAAAGCAGGTATTAACATCTAATGATGTTGATATAGATTAATAGAAAGGAGAAAAGACTATGAATGGTACTAATGGAATACAACCTACAATCGAACTAGCCACAACAAATGGTAATGGTTATTATCCATATCCTATAATGTATGGTAATGGAAATAACAATGGTGGTTTCTTTGGTGGGGATGGTATTTGGGCTATTGTATTACTAGCATTATTATTTAATAATGGTGGATTTGGTGGTTTTGGTGGAAATGGAAACAATGACTTTGCTTGGTTATCAAATGGTCAAAAAGGCATTATGACTAACACAAACAATGGATTTGATACATTACATTTAAGCAACCAAGTTGAAGGTGTAAGAGATGGTATAGCATCATTAAGCAATCAATTATGTAATTGCTGTGGTGATATAACAAGTACAATTAGTAATGGGTTCTATACTGCTGAAGTATCAGCAAATGCTAGACAAGTTGCTGATATGCAACAAGACTTCAACAATCAAATTGCTACATTACAAGGTTTTAATACTTTAGGTAGTCAATTAGCAAATTGTTGTTGTGAGAATAGATTAGCTACTTGTCAAACACAAAACATAGTTCAAAACGAAGGAAATGCTACAAGATTTGCTGATGCTAATAATACAAGAGATATTATTACAAATGCAACTGCTAATACACAAGCAATTCTAGATAAATTATGTCAATTAGAAATAGATGCAAAGAACGACAAAATAAGTGACCTACAAAGAGAAGTTTTAATGAAAGACTTACAAGCATCTCAAGTAGCACAAAACTCTTTCATTGCACAAGGTTTTGCTAATGAAGTAGACCAATTATACAATAGATTGAGTAATTGTCCTGTTCCATCTACACCTGTATATGGTAGAACACCTATATTCACTTGCCAAAACAATAATAGTTGTGGATGTGGTGGATACAATGTAATTTAAGCAAAGAGTAGATAACTACAAACTCGAATACGAGAACTTGCTATGTAATCGTGAGTACAATAGGAAAACGAATGGAGGTAGGCAAGTCTTACCTCTTTTTTTAATTTAAAAAAGAAAGGAATGATAAAAATGATACAAGCATTACAAATAACACCTGAAATACTAACATCTAATACTGATAATATAAACTTTGATAAAGTAGACTTACAAACAAGGAGTGCAAATTGTTGCGGATGGCTACAATATATGAATGGTGGCAGTGAGTTTACCATTATAGGTGGTGGAACATTTAGAGTGACATTTAATGCAAATGTGACAAGTGATACAGCAGGACAAGTAGCATTAGCATTAAAGACAGGTACAGGAACTGATGTTGAAGGTACTGAAATGGATGCAGTAATAGGAACAGCAGGAGAATATACTAATATATCATTTAGTAAATTAATTCGAGTATGTCCTAGAGTAAATACAACAATAGCTGTTGGTTCATTACCTGCAATTGGTGGTGTCACACCTGTTGTAGAAACTGAAATACCAACTATAAAAGATACTAATTTATCAATTGAAAAGATTAATTAATGAATAGAGTAGATAATTTATCACTTGTTTTACAAGCATTAAGCCTACAAATCCTATTTAGTGATTATAACAATGTAGATTTGATGCAGGAACTACAAAAACAAGATAGTGAATACCTTGAAAAGATAATTAAACAAAATGAAGAGATTATCCAACTATTAAAGGAAGGAAGTGAAAATAATGGAAAGTGATGTTATAAAAAAAACTGAAGATGCTATTAAAAAGATAGTAGATGAAGGATTAACAACAAATAACCTAGACACTTTATATAAGTTATCAAAGATAAAACATATGGCAAAGGAGGATGAGAGTATGAATAACTATGGTAATTATGGAAGATATGAAGCATATGGAAGAAGATATGCACCTTATGGTGAAAGAAATGAATATGGAGAAAACTATGGTAGAAGAGGATATGATATGAAATATCGTGGAGAAGGACACATAGATAGAATGTATGGTGAATACGAAAGATATGAAGAAGGTAAAGAACAATACAATCGTGGTAATTATGGTGCAAAAGAAGATACAATGAAAAGTTTAGAATATATGCTAAAAAGTGCTGAAGAGTTTTTTAGATATTTAAGAGAAGATGCCAAATCACCTGAAGAACAAGAAATGATAAGACAATCACTACAAAGAATGGCACAAATGTAATATGTATAAGTTCTATAATGCAAATGCACTAGGTAATTTTGTTAATGATTGTGTAATAAGAGCAATTAGTGTAGCAACAAAAAGGACTTGGGATGAAACATATGATATGTTGAGTGATTTAGCACAATCAAAAGGAACAATGATGGATGATAGGGATTTTGTTAGATGGTATTTAGATACCAACTTCAAAAGAATACCAAAAGAATATGTATCAGTAGGAGAACTAGCAAGTGAATATCCTGATAAAACACTTCTTATAACAATGGATGGACATATAACTTGTTCTTTAAATGGTATAATAATAGATAGTTTTGATTGTAGAAAAAGAAGAGTAGAAGATGCTTGGATAGTATAATCTACTTTTTTTAGTACGAAAAATCGTTGTTTTTACAAAAAAATGCATATTTTTACAAAAAAAGTGAAAAAAATGCTTGTAATATAACTCTATATTTGATAATATATAATTGTAATATAAATTACAAGAAAGAAGGAATTAAATATGAAATATGTAGAAGAATGGATTAGAGAGGAAATTGAATATAACAATAAGATGTATGAACAAGCACCAATCGAAAGAGAAAGAATTAGACAAGAAACTGATGAAAGACTTATTAAACAATATGGTGAAATGGGAAATACAAAATTATGTATGATGAGATTTAGAGATGCACAATACAACAATGAATTAAAAAGATGGCAATATTGGTTAGGATATAGACAATATGGAACAAAGGTTGCACACGAAAAAATGGAAAAAGATGTTAGAAAACATTTTGATACATTACAAGCAAAGGTTGAAGCAAAGATAGGAAAGATAATTAAAATAATGCAAGTAAATGGTAATATCTATTCATTTGAAGGTGAAACTGATAATTGCAATGTAGAAGTAATCCTAGCAGGTGGATACAATGTACAAAGATTACATACAAGATGGATTATTACAAAGAACATAGATAGATAAGAGGGTAGCAATACCCTCTACCAATTAAATTAGAAAGAAGGAAAATAATATGAATAAAGGAATGAAAAGATTATTAGAAAAATATGGTGACATTATAGAAAGCATACATAGAGAATGGAATTATGGTGCTGACTATTGGATATATTTAAAAAAAGGTTATATATGCCCATCAACTGAATGTGGAACAATACACGAATACACATTAAAGGATTGTGAAGATATGTTAAAAGAAGTTATTAAAGGAGATGAAGAATAATATGATAGATTATAATGAAAATGTATTAAGAATATGGTTAGATGATAAATATGCAATAAGAAAATATAAAGGTGTAGAAACATTTGTATTAGAGTATTACAAATATGGAACTGACCATATGCCTGATGATATAGATAGAAGCTATGATATAGATAAATTAATAGACAGGTATTTAAAGATAAAATAGGAGGCAATTATATGCCTTCTTTTATTTTTATATGTTTTTTGATATAATTAAAGTACGAAAAGAGTGATGTTATGCCTGTTAGAAAAGTTAAATCAGGATATAGATGGGGAACAAATGGTAAAGTCTATAAATCCAAAAGGAAAGCATTAAAACAAGGTAGAGCAATTATTATATCTAAAAAGAAAGGGGTGAAATAATATGTTTGGTGGTAGACCAAAGCTATATAACAATGTAGAAGATATGGAAAAGGATATTGAAGAATATTTTAATAAATGTGATGAAGATGATAGACCATATACTATTTCAGGTCTTGCTTATCATTTGAATATGGATAGAAAGAGCCTTTTAAACTATTCTAAAGATGATATGTTTTTCCCCACTTTAAAAAGTGCAAAGGAAAAAATACAAGCACAATTAGAAGAAAATGCATTACTTGGAAAAGGTAATGCAACATTTACAATATTCAATTTAAAGAACAATTATGGTTGGAAAGATACTATTGAAACTAACAACAATGTTCAAATAGATAAGTTAGATGCTATATTAACTGAAATAAAAGGTGAAGCAAATAATGATACTGACTAATAAGCAAAAAGAATATATTAGAAATGCAAATCATAGATATAATATTAAAATAGGTGCTACTCGTTCAGGTAAGACTTATTTAGATATATTATATACAATACCTAGTAGGATAAGAGAAAGAGCAGGAAAAGAAGGCTTATATGTTATTCTAGGTGTATCTAAAGGAACAATAGAAAGAAATATATTAGAGCCATTAAGAGAAAGATATGGCAGTGATTTAGTAGGAACAATAAGTAGTGATAATACAACAAAGATGTTTGGTGAGCAAGTTTATTGTTTAGGTGCTGAAAAAGTTAGTCAAGTATCTAAAATAAGAGGTGCTAGTATTAAATATTGTTATTGTGATGAGTTAGCTGAATACAATGAAGAGGTATGGGAACTATTAAAATCAAGATTAGATAAACCATATAGTTGTTTAGATGCTACATTAAATCCTGAAAGTAATACACATTGGTTAAAGGTAAACTTTTTAGATGTGATAGATGAAAAGGAAATAGATGCATATACACAAACATATACAATATTTGATAATAACTTTTTAGATGAAACATTTGTAAAGAACTTATGTAATGAATATGAAGGTACAATATATTACAATAGATACATATTAGGACAATGGTGTAATGCTGAAGGATTAATATATACCACATTTGCAAATAATCCTAGTTGTTATAAATATACTAAAAAGAAAGATAATGGAGAATATGATTTACCTTATGGAATAACAATAATAGGAATAGACTATGGTGGTACTAAATCAGGACAAGCATTTGTATGTACTAGAATAAGTAATGACTATTCACAAGTAATAACACTAGGTAGTGAAAAGCATATGGGAGATATAGACCCTGATAAGTTAGAAGAATTAGAGATAGAGTTTGCTAAAAAGATGATGTACAAATATAAAACTAATATAGATTATATGCTACCTGATAATGAAGAAGTTGTATTGATTAGAGGATTAAAGAGAAGAGTACAAGAAGAAGGTTGGAACACATTAGTAAGAGGATGTGTAAAAGAGCCAATAAATGATAGAATAGATTGTGGTAGAACAATGATAAGTTATAATATATTTAGTTATATAGAAGAAGAGAATGAACTATTAGTGAATGCTATAAGTAGTGCATTATGGGATAGTGAAGCAAAAGAAGATACTAGATTAGATGATTTTACAACTGATATAGATACAATAGATGCTTGGGAGTATAGTTGGTGTAGATATATGAAAAACATTAATGATATGATAAATAGAAGAAGAATGGAGGATTAAGATGTTTAAAAGTATAATACAATATATCTTAAATAATATTTTTAAGATAAATACACAAACAACAACAAAAGAAATAGATGATAATTCAAAGTATGCAAATGCATATGAACAAATAGATAATATTAATTTTAATGCTATATTTAGTAATAAATTAGCAAACTATACAATTAGTGATAGTACAATGACTATTGATGGTGATAATAAAAGAACTGAACTATTAAATAAGATAGGTCAATCTATGTGGAAACAATCAAAGAAGATAACATCAATGACATATGGTTATGGTGGATTAGCATTAGTACCATATGTAAAAGGTGGTAAATTATTCTATGATAAAGTACCACAATCAAGAATAACTATTGATAAAATGGATGGAGAAAATATTATAGGTGCTACTATATTAGCTGAAAAGAGAACTATAACAACTGCTACTGATGAGAAAGTATATTTAAGATGGACTAATTATCAAATAGATAATGGAACACTTACAATAACACAACAATATAGTGATGATAAAGGTAATGCAATACCTGTTCCTGATTTTTGGAAGGATGTACAAGAAGTAAGAACTATTACAAATGTAGATAGAGTGCCTTTTGGTTTTATAAAATCACCTGTAAATAATAGAAAACAAAATGATAAATATGGTGTTCCAATTACATATGGATGTGATGCAACAATACTTGAAATAAGAGAAACTATGAAACAAATAGTAAGAGAATATGAATTAAAAGAAGTATTTGTTGGTGCTGATGCAACTATGTTCAATGGTAAAGATAAATTACCTGAAAATGGACTATATAGAAAAGTTGATAGTGGTGATGATAGTTTTTGGGAAGTATTTGACCCACAATTTAGAGATTATACTGATAGATTACAAGACTTATATAAGAGATTAGAACACGAAGTAGGTACATCATATGGAATATTAAGTGATGTTGCTACTAATAATGCAACTGCAACTGAAATAAAAAGAAGTATGTATGATACATTTACTATATGTGATGATATGAGAACTAATATAGAAAAGGGATTAGATGATTTCTTTTATGCTTGTAATGTATTAGCAAATGCATTTAATCTATCACCACAAGGTGAATATGAAATCAATTATGATTGGTCTTATTCATTATTAGAAGATACACAAACTGAATGGTCACAATTAACTTATGGTAAACAATTAGGAATAATTAGTGATGTAGAATTAAGACAATGGTTAAGACCTGAAGAAGATTTAGATGAAAGTAAGAAAGCATTAGAAGAAATAAAGAAAGAGAATGCTGAATTAGAAGAAAAAGAAATAGGTAATATATTAAATAAAGAAGAAGAGTAGGTGATTAACCTATGGCTAAAAGAATAACTGAAAAGCAAATAGATGCATTAATAGAAAGATTAACTAAAAAAGTAGAAGAAGCTAATAAACTCTTTTTAGAAAAAATTGGTGCATCTATTAATAAAGTAGGTAAGTTATCACCTACTAAAGCACACCAATTAGTACAAATACTTAAATATGGTGGAAACTATGATGATATAATCAAAGAAATAAAAAGAATAACAGGAAAAGGCATAAAGGAACTAGATACTATATTTGATGAATATGCTAAACAAGACCAAGCATTTTATAAAGGATTTTATGAATATAAGAATATAGGATTTACTGAATATGCTAATAATATGGCATTAAAAAATCAAACAACTGCATTAAGAAATATGGTTAAGAATGAATTATATAATTATACTAGAGATAATATATTAGGATATTCATTCAAGGATTTAAAAGGTAATGTTATATTTAAAGGAATGAGAGAAACCTATAATGATTTATTAGATAGAGCATTAATGAATGTAGGACAGGGAAAAGAAACATTTGATAATGCTATGAGAGATATATTAAGAGATATAGGTGGTAGTGGATTAAAGACCATAGATTATGATAGTGGTAGAAGTGTTAGATTAGATAGTGTTGTTAAAATGCATCTAAAAAGTAGATTAAGAGAACTACATAATGAAAACCAAAAGATAATAGCACAAGAAATAGGTGCTGATGGTGTTGAAATAAGTGTACACGAAAACCCTGCACCTGACCACGAAGATGCACAAGGTAGACAATTCACTATTAGAGAGTTTGATAAATTGCAATCTATTGGTATAGCAACTGATACAAAAGGTAAAATAATAGATATGCATAGGAATGATGAAACAATAGATTTTAGACCTATTAGTGAAATGAACTGCTACCATTATATATTTACAATAGTATTAGGTGTAAATGAGCCTGAATATACTGATGAACAACTAGAAGATATAAAGAAAAGAAACCAAGAAGGATTTTATTATAAAGGAAAGCATTATACTAACTATCAAGGAACACAAATGCAAAGGAAACTAGAAACTGCAATAAGAGAGCAAAAAGATATTGCCATATTGGGTAAAGCTAGTGGTGATGATAGATTAGTATTAGAAGCTAATAATAAAATAAAAGCATATAAAAATAATTATAATAAGATATGCAATTTAAGTGGTCTTAAATCGAAATCGAAAAGGATGAGATAGAATGGTAGTGGGTATAGATAAAAATGTCTTAAAAGTACCTAAAAACACGAAATACGAGTATATTTATTTATTTGATGATGAAAAATTAGATGATTTATTAAAAACAGGATTACATTGTATGGATTATAGATATTGTGATTATGTAGATATAAACCTAACTGATTACAATATAGAATGTACTAAAAAGGCTAAAATAACTGATAAAGATTGGGATAAAATAGAACATAAGGATTATAAAATAGGTGTAATAATACCTAATTATAATTATGAACATACAATAGAAAAATGTTTAAATAGTATATTTAATCAAACATATCAAAACTTTGAAATAATATTTGTAGATGATGTAAGCACTGACCATAGTGTTCAAATAGCAAGTAAAACTTATAATGATTATTTATCAACTAAAAAAGTAGGAGAACCTATGGGTGAATTAAAGATAATTAAATTAAAACAAAAAAGATTAAATGGTGGTGCTAGAAACGAAGCATATTTACATTTAAGTGATGATGTAGATTATGTTTATTATGTCGATAGTGATGATTGGATATGTGATAAATATGCATTTGAAAAGATAAATAGAAAACTACGAAGTAATCCTGATGTTCTATTTGTTGGAATGATGCAATATAAAGATAATAAACTAACACCTTGTTTTATTCCTAATTATATAGACAAATATGAAGCAATAAAAGGTTGGAGTGGTAGTTGTGGTAAAGTAATCAAAAAATCATTAGCTACTAAACAAGAATGTCTTTATAATGAAGGTACATTAAAAGAAGATAGAAACCAACATAGAAGAATATGCATATATATGAATAACTTTGCATTATTAAAAGAGCCAATTTATGTATGGAATAGAGAAAATACAAAATCAGTGACTACAATAAGAGATAAAGTAAATTGGGGAACAAGTACAATAAGACATTATGCTGATACTATGCAATTAGCATTAAGTGTTAAAGGAAAAGATACAAAGATAGATAGAATATTAGATGAAGCATTAAGATTATGTAAAAAAGAAATGGATACTAATGGTGATAGACAATGGTAAATGATATTAAACTTTCAATTATAATACCTTATTTTGAAACATATGAACTAACTGAAAAATTATTGATGGAATTGATTATACAAGATAAAAAAGAAGTAGAAGTAATTGTAATAGATGATGGCTGTAATGAAAAAAGATTAGATGACTATACAGGATTTAATCATATACAAATAATACATCAAGAAAATATGGGTGTTGCTAAAACTAGAAATAAAGGTATAGAATTAGCACAAGGTAAATACATAGCATTAATAGATTGTGATGACCAAATAACAATGGATTATGTGGATACATTATTAAATGCTATTGATACATATGATACTGATGTAATAAACTTTAATTGGTATGATATGACTGAACATTTAGAATATAGAAAGCCACATAATCCTGCACCTTGGAAGCAAATATATAAAAGAGAAACAATGCCTAGATTTAGTGAAAATTATGAATATGGACACGAAGATGTACCATTTCAAAGTGAAATAGATAGTGGTAGATATACAATAACTTATTTGGATAAAATGATATATCTATACAATTCAAATAGAGAAGGAAGTTTATATTGGAAAAAAACACATAGAGGAGGTGAAACAAGATGATAAGAGTAGAAGCAATTGAACAATTTGACCTTGCTAGATTTGATGAGTTAAAAAATATTCAAAGAATAAGAAATGATGTATATGGTACATTATTCGCCGGTGATACATTTGAATGTACACAAGAATTAGTAGAATACTTAACAGGAAATAATAAATTAGGTAAAGCTGTTGTTAAGATAATTGAGGTTGAACCTGAAAATGTTATTGAGGAAGTAATTGATAAGAATATTGAGGAAGCTGTTGAAAAACAAGTTAAAGAACAAATTGATTTAACATTAAACGATAAACCTAAGAAAAAGTCAAGTAAAAAATCTAAGAAATAGTGAAATTGTACTATTTCTTTTTTTATGATATAATATAGGTAGAGATTAAATGCTCTATATTAAATCTTTGTATGGTGGAGTTGACCACTTGAAAAAATCTAATAAGGAGGAGATATTATGAAAGATTTTTTAGAGAAATTAGAAATTGGAGAGGATAAGGTTAAGTTATCAAAAGAGGAAATCAAAGAGATACTAGCCAAGAATGGTGAATATATCAAGATTGAAACTGATAAAGTTGAAGAAAAATACAAACAACAAATAGAAGATAACAAAGCTACAATTGATGATTTAAAATCACAATTACAAGAAGCACCAAAGACTGATGAATTAGAAAATCTTAAAAAGACAATTGCTGACTATGAACAAAAAGAAAAAGATAGAGAGGCAAAAATTAAGCAAGAAGAAGAAGAGAAGGTATTAGAAGATAGTATCAACTTGTTATTCGAAGGCAAAACATTCACAAGTGACTATGCTAGACAAGGTCTTTTAAATGACATTAAGAGTGGCATAAATAATCCTGCTAATAAAGGTAAGGGTGTAAAGGAATTATTTGAAGAATTAACTAAAGATAAGACTGATATATTTGCTAATCCTAATGAACAAAAAGATATGACAGGTATGGGAGATAGTGAAGAAAATACTAATATAAAAGAAATGCCAATAATATGGTAAAGAAGGAGTGAAAAAATATGGCAAGAATAGATGCATTAAGCATTGAATTACAAACAACAGGAAAAGACAAACTTGCTGAAGAATATGGTAAGGTTATTGAAAATATCCAAGCAATTACTTTAGCAAACCAATTAAAAAATGATGACTTATCAGGTGACCCAACTGCAGGTTCAGTTGAGGCTAAAAGATTTGTCAATGTATCAGGACAATCATATGGTACTGCAAGAGCAGGTGGAAAAGGACAAAATGTAAAAGCAAAACCTGTGACTATTCCATTAGATGATGATACTGAATACATTGAAGAAGTAGAAGAAAAAGATTTAAGAACATATGGTGTTAATGGATTAATTGAAAGAAGAACTAAAAATCATCAAAATGCATTAGCAGTTGAACTAGATACAAAGTTCTTTAATGAAGCAGTATCACAAGGAACTGCATTTACACCAACACAAACTTCAGTAGTTGAAGATGAAATTGAGGAAGCAATCCAAACAATTGAAACTACTAAAAATGATTTTGTACAAGGTGTACCTAGAAATATGATTGAAATAGTAATGTCACCTGCATATTATGGAAAATTAAGAAATAAGATTAATTCTATTTCTAATTCAAATAATTTAGGTGTAGTACCAAACTATGAGCAAGGAACATTTAACAATGTAAATATTTATTCATCAGTATTCTTACCTGCAGGTTGTGATTATGTTGTTATGGTTAAAGGTGCAGTAGCACAACCAATAATGACAACAATTTACAATCCAACAAAGGTACAATTAAGTGATGCAACTGCATTTGGTTTATTTGCATACAAAGGAACTAAAGCAGTTATGGAAGATTTAATCATATATAAGGGAACAAACATTAGTTTATAATAAAGGAGGAAGGCATTTATGGAGTTTAATGGTCAATACCTAACTTATGAAAAGTATGTTGGATTGGGTGGTACTCTTTCACAAATGCCTTTTAATTTATTAGAGTTTGAAGCTAGAAGAAGAATTGATTTAAAAACATTCAATAGACTTAAAAATATTGATAGTGAAGATATACCTGTTGAGGTATTATTATGTGAATATAAGTTAATAGAAAGCATACAAAACTATGCTAATACAATGCAAGGAATTGCAGGTAATGGCAATGTATCTAGTGAAACAATAGATGGTTATAGTGTAAGTTATCTTACATCAAGCCAAGTAAGTGATATAGTTAAATCAAAACAAAATGAACTAGATGAAATAATTAGAACTTATTTATTAAATGTAATTCTTAATGGAGAACATTTATTATATGTAGGTGTATAATGATAACAAATAGTGAACTAACTATATATCATTTAGGACTAGATGAAACTACTAGATATGAAAAGTATGTTAGATATAACTATAAAGAAGTATGGTGTTTTAAAAGTCAAAGAGCAAGTGTTAATCAAGGATATGATAATACTAACCAAGTACAAATAAGAATACCTTATAAACAAAATAATGGGTTAAATATAACCAATTTTGCTAAAGGAGATATAATTGTAATAGGTAATGTTCAAGATGATATAAACACACAAGATGACTTAAAAGGATATGAAATCTATAATATAACAAGCATAAACGATAATAATTTTGGTAATCGACCACATATACATTTAGGTGGTGAATAATGCCTGTTAAATTAAAACCAACAAGTGTAATAAAGGCTAGATTAGGAATAGAGCCAAATGGTAGAGTTCAAAGATTTTTCACACAAACTTGTAGAAAACATATGGATAAATATGTACCAATGGATGAAGGTAATTTAAGAACAATAGTGGATGTAGGGGTTAATTATATAACATATGAAAGCCCATATGCACACGCACAATATATAGGTTATACAAAAGGACCTGTAAAAAATTACACAACTGCAGGTACAGGACCATATTGGGATAAAAGAATGGTAAGTGCTGAAATGGATAGAGTTGAACAAGAGGTAAGAAAGTTTGTTGGAGGTAAATAATGGAAGTTAATAATACAAGAATATCAAAATTAAGAGAATATTTATTAGGAGTTATTGATGAAATGACAAATAATAAAAACTATCAAATAAATGCTAATATGTTATCAAATAAAGTGGATGATTATTCATTAGATAAAATACCTGAAGATAGATTGGTAGAACAATGGATAATAAAAACACCTGTCTATAAAGATGTGTATTCTTTTAGAAGTAGGAAAAGATATTCACAAGATACTATCAATAATTTAGCAAATATTGGATTTTTTGAAGAGTTTGAAGATATAATTAAGTCTAATAATGACAAAGGTATTTTACCTGAAATAGATAATATAGAAAAAATCGAATGCTTAAATTGTGGTACTATGCAAATGAATGATGATGGCAATACTGCAGTATTCGATATACAAATACAAATTACTTATAGGGGTGCTGATAAGCAAACCATAAGTTTATAGGAGGAACTATGAAAACTATAAAAGCAAGAATAAACTTTGTAGCTAATGATGTAAATTATTTAGCAGGAGAAGAAATTAAAGGTTTAACATATGACCAAATTGTTAAATTAAATGAAATGGGGTACATAGAGCCTCTTACATATGAAGATTTGGTAGAGATAAAAAGAGAAATGGAAAAACCTAAAAAAATGATTAAGGAGGAATTATAATGATACCAAGTGATATTGAAAAATTACACGATTACCAATACTTGAGATTTATTAATACTACACCAAGTTCACAAAATCCAACTTGGAAAGTGCTTGGAGTTGGTATAACTGAACTAACTACAAGTTATAATCCACAAGTTGATACTGAAAGATGGGTAGTAGAAACAAATGCAAGAACTGACCATACAGGAAATCAAAAACAATCAAGTGTATCTCAAAAGTGTTATAAAAATGACCCTGTATTTGAGTTTATGAATGATGCTAGAGATAAGATTAATACTACAACACAAATACTTGAGATTGATACTTGGAATGGTACAGGTGGTTCTTATCCTGCAAAATTAAGTGATGCATTAGTGACACCAACTACTTATAGTGGTGCAGTAATTGAATATGACTTATATTTTAATGGAAATGCTACTGATGGAAATGCTACTATAACAGGTGGTACACCATCATTTACACCAAGTGTAAGTTTATAATTAATAACCTAGAGTGGTATAGGTCAAACTATATCACTCTTTAATTTTAGAAAGAAAGAGAGAATGTGAATAATAATGATAGACAATTATATTCAATTAAGTAGAAATGATGTTTTAAAAATTGGAATAAAGGATGAAAATGGTAATGATACAGGAAACTATTTAGAGTTTGATTTGGAAGATATTGAATTACCATTAAGAATACAACAATTAGGAGAAGAACATAAGAAAAACTTAAATTATTTAAAGATGCAATATGCATTAATAGAAAAGAAAGAAGATAAAAAAGGTAAAAAGATATTATCAAGTAGAGAAGAAGATAAAGCTAAAGTATTAAAAGAGTTCTATGATAGAGAAATTAAATGTTTAGATTTAGTTTTAGGTGAAGGTGGAACATCAAAAGTATTAAATGGTAGAAAACCTTACTTTAGAATGTTTGATGATATTGGAAAAGCATTAGATAAATTATCACCAATCTTTGAAAAGAGAATGGATGAAATTAAGAATAATATTATAGAAAAATACAAAATCAAAGAAGAAGATGTAATGGAATATGAATAATCCTGAATACATCAAAATAGGTGATAAAAAGTATAAAATAAACACTGATTATAGAACGATATTAAAAATTAATAAAATATCTTGTGATGATACCATAAAAGACTATGAAAGAATAGTAGCAATAATGTACTTGTTTTATGGAGAAGATATGATGAATAATCCTGACTTTGAAAAATTAGTATATGCTATGTATGATTTTATAAAAGGTAGACCAAGTAGTATGAAACCTATTGGTGATGAAAAACAAGAAATAGATATGGATTATGACTATGATATGGGATTAATAATAGCATCTATGAAAAGTGAATATGGAATAGATATAACAAAAGAAAAAATACATTGGTGGTCATTTTTTGATTACTTAAATGGATTATCTACTGATTGCATATTAAATAGAGTAAGAGAAATAAGAAGCAAAGATTTATCTAAAATAAAAGATAAAGAAGAAAGAGAAGAGTATGAAAGATTACAAAAGATATGGTCATTAGATAAAAAGAAAACAATGACTGCCGAACAAAAGAAAAGTGTGGAAGAGTTTTATAAAGATTTTACACTTTAGAAAGGATGATAAAATATGGATGGATATATAACAATAGAAACTTCTTTAGATACAAAATCATTTGATTTACAAATAGAAAATCTTGAAAATGAATTAAAAGATATGAGAGAAGAATATGAAAAACTTACAAAGATAAAAAATCCATATCCTGAACAAGAAGAATGGTTAAAAAAACTTGAAATTAAAATAGAAAAATGTGCTAATAAATTAGTTGATTTAAGAAAAAAACAACAAGCAGTTAATGATGAAGAAATGAGTGGAATGGTAGAAGGCATAGGAAATGCAAAAAAAGGTATGTCATCTTTACTTAAAAGTGTTGCTAAATGGGGATTAACATTATTTAGTGTTCGTACTGCATATTCATTAATAAGAAATGCAATAACAACAATAAGTGAAAGCAATGACCAAATGAAAGCAAATATTGACTATATGAGATTTGCATTAGCAATGTCATTAAAACCAATAGTCGAATGGTTAGTAAATGCAGTATATAAATTAATGACATATGTTAATTACATATCACAGGCTTGGTTTGGATATAACTTATTTAAAGATGCAGGAATAGAAGATTTTGAAAAGAGTTTAGAAAAATCTAATAAAACTGCTAAAGATTTAAAGAAAACATTAATGGGATTTGATGAAGCAAATGTAATACAAGATACATCAAGTGCTAGTGGTACTACTGCATTACCAAGTTTTGATTTATCAAAAGTAGAACAAATAGATGTCCCTTGGTGGGTTAAATGGATTGCTGATAATAAAGATACATTAATTCAATTGGCTGAAATAGTAGGTGTAGCATTTGGAATAGGGAAAGTTATGACTATATTAAGTAATATATCAACATTATTTGGTATGGCAGGACCATCAGGTGCAATTGGTGGAACAGGTTTAATGGGATTATTTAGTTCATTAAGTGCATTAGCTGTTGTATCCTCTATTGTAGTCACAATAATGATTGCAAAATATGTATGGGATGATTTACATAGAGCATATGATGAATTAGTAGAATTAAATAAACAAGCAAATGAGTTCCACGATAAATGGGAACAAAATCTTGACCCTGTAAAGGATGTAGGAACTGAAGTAAGCACTATTGATGTAAACTTAACTGATGCTGAAAAAACAATGAAAGATAGTAGAAAAGAGTGGTCTTGGTTATTAGGTGTAAATAGCCAATTAAGTGAAATAAGTGAACAAAATGCCGACCATAATGGAACTACATTAAATAAAATAAAAGAAATGTATTGGTATGAAGGTAGAACATTAGATGAAAAACAAAAATTATTAGATACATTAAAAAGACAAAGGGAATATAACCTTGAAATATCAGCACAAATGTCAGCACAAGGAAAAGATAGTACCGAATTAAGAAAAGTTAATATGGAAACATACCAAGAAATAAGAAGAATGGAACTTGATATTGAAGCAACAAGAGAAGAAGGAAGAAAGAAAAATAGAGAAGCTTGGGATAACCTTAAAAATAAAGCACTTGATACATTACAAAAAATTAAGGACTTTAAAATTGGTGATAAAGAAGTTGGAGTTAAAGTCACTATTGGTGATGCATTAAAAAAACTTGGTGAGGTAATTGCTAATTTAGGTGTTGTACAAACATTAAAAGATGGAATAAATAGTGTAAAATCTAATGTAGTTAATCCAATAAAAAATACATATAATTCTATTAAAAGTATATTTAAGCCAATGGCAACAGGTGGAATAGTAAACTTACCAAATAAAGGTGTACCATTAAGTGGTGCATTAGTAGGTGAAGCAGGAAGAGAAGGTGTTATACCTTTAACTGACCCTAGTGCAATGGCACAATTAGGTCAAGAAATTGGAAGATGGGTAAACATTTCTTTACAAAATAATATGGTAGTAGATGGTAGAGTATTAGCAACTGCTACAAATAATCAAATAAATAAAGAAAGATTTTTATTGAATAGGTGATAATATGTTAAGATATAATAATGATTTAGTAATTAATAATGTAAACATAACACCATATTTAAGTGATTATAAAATAAGTTTTAATAAAATATGGGGAAAAGATACAGGAAGAAATACAATGTCAGGGAAATATACAGGTACATTAATTGGTATATTTCCTAAAATAACCTGTACATTTCATAAATTAACACAAAATGATATAGAAACATTGGTAAGAATATTAGATACTGCTACACAAACAACAAAATATTATGACCCTTATGCTAAATCTATAAGAACAATTACTACATATTGTGGTGATTATGAAATAGGACAAAATTGTTTATTTAGTGATGTTGCAAGAGCAGGACAATCTTTTAATATAAGTTTTATAGCTACTGAAAGGAGAAATTAATAATGAAACAAGTTAGTAATGACTTTTTAAGTGAAATACATAGAACAGGTAGAAGATTTAATAATAGTATTCAATACACAATAAATAATGCTACAAGATATGTTCTAACTGATAAAATATTTAGAATTAAGTTTAATGGATATGGAGAAATTGGTAAAACAATAATGATGTCATATGAAGTTGATTGTACTGAAGATTTACCTGAAGATGGATTATATTTAATAAGAGCAGGTGTACAATCAGGAAACTTTATTGATTGGGCATTAGGTTCTAAAATGTATATGACTGATAAAAAATATAGAGAAGATAAAAAACTATATGAATATACATTTTGTGATGCTATGGTAAAAACAATGGTAGATTTTGATTGGGGAACAATTGTTGGTAATTATGATACTATTACATTAACAACACTAATCACATCTATTCTTGATTATATAGGATTTACATATAGCACAACAGGATTACCTAATGTATCAACAATTAATATTAAAAGAAGTCAAATAGATGGTATTAGATTAACTTGTAGAGATGTATTAGATATGGCACTTGAATTATGTGGTGTAAGTTTAAAGACAATAGATGATAATGGAAGCAGTAAATATGTTATTGTAGACCCTACTGCAACACCTGATAGTACAAATACAATAGTAGTCACAAAAGATGAAATAATAGATGATATGGCATATACAAAAGAAAAATATGGTCCTGTCAATTCAATATTATTTGAAAGTGAAGTAAGTGAAAGTGATAATCTTGAAAGAAAAGATGATACATCAATTGCTAATAATGGATTAACACAATACAAAATTACAGGTAATTTACTTTTAGATAATGATAATAGAGCAACTGCTATTGATATATTATATAATCAATTAAATGGCTTTCAATATTATTTATGTGATTTAAGAACAATAGGATTTATGTATGTAGAGCCATTAGATAACATTAACCTTGTATTAATTTATGGTCAAGAAAATTATATATGTAAAGTCACAAGTGATGTATTCACATTAGAAGATGGACTAGAAGAAACAATACAAAGTGAAAAACCAAAACAAACTACTGAAGAATATATTGGTGGAAGTCCATATGATGATAAAAAAGCAAGAATAGATGTAGATAAGTTAAAAGGTGAAATAGTCCTTAAAACTGATAGTAATGGCAAAATATCAAAAGTAAGATTAGATAGTTCAGGTGATGATGGCTCTTTAGTAGAAATCAAAGCCGATAATATTAAATTAGAAGGTTATACAACTATTAATGGCAATTTTAAAATAGATAATTATGGTAATATGGAGTGCAAAAATGCTAAATTAATAGGTGGTCAAATGACCGTTAGTAATGCACTTCCTGATGAGGGATATATTATATTTGAAGGAACATATCAATCACTATCTTGGGTAAATAATTTCTTCTTATTTCAACAATATTTACACGATAGTAATTATTATAGAAGTTATACATCAGGTTATAATAGTGTAAACGATTATATGTATGTTCGTTTAAGGCATAATGTATCAAATGATTATCAGGCTGAAATGATAGCACAAAGTAATCAAGCTAAAGTAAAAGTCACTAAAAATGATTATGGTTATGG